TCAGCGGTAGAGCAACCGGCTGTTAACCGGTTGGTCGCTGGTTCGAATCCGGCCCGGGGAGCCATTTTCACAGCTAATCTCCTTTACTGACAGGGGGTTAGGTGCAGCGTCTGTCTCACTTTCGGCCGCCAAACCAATGAGTGGGACAGACGCGACGCTCAGCCGAGCCATAGCCGACTCAGCCAGCCGCCGCCGATTCGCGCCTACCGTATAGGCTGCGACCTGGGCGGACTTCGAATGGCCGGTGATGGCCATGATCTCGTGATCGCTGCATCCGAGCTCTGCGAGGCGCCCGGCCGTCGCCTTTCTCAGCCCGTGCGCACTGCAGTGCTTCAGGCCCGCCGAATCGCACCAGCGCCTGAATCGCATGCCGAAGCTCTTGTCGGTGAACGGCGTGCCCCGCTCGCTCACGATGAAGGTAGCCGGGCCCGTCGCGGTCGCGGCGATGATTTCGGCGAGCTGCGGCATGATCGGGATCGCCATCTTCACCGGCTTCCGGTTCCGGTTCTTGTGCTGGGTGAAGATGAGCCAGCCGTCGTGGAGATGCTGCGGGCCGAGACGGATCGCATCGGAGCGGCGCTGCCCGGTGTAGAGCATGATGGCGAGCGCCAGCCGAGCCGTGGTTCCGACGGGATAGGTCCTCTCGAATGCCTCCACCTCCTCGAGCGTCCAGCTGTGGAAGCCGTCCGACGCCGTGCTCAGCATGGGCACCTCGGCGGCCGGGTTCTCCTCGGCGAGTTCCTCCTCGATCGCAAACTTGAAGAGCGCTCGCAGGATCTTCACGCGGTTGTTGCCGCCGTGCGTCGATCCCGCTCTGTCGCGGATCGACCGGCAGTTTCGCGCCGTCATCTTGGCGAACGGGAGGTCCCCGTACTCGGCCACGAGCGCCTTCATGATCCCGCGGCGGGCGACCCGGGTCTTCTCGTCAAGCCGACCCCAGGCCGGCGACCGTGTATAGGCCTCCACGAGCCATTCGAACGAGCCGTCGCTCTTTCCGAACCCGCGGGACGGGCTCGGCTGCGCAGGCTTTCGGCCGGCAAGCGCGTCCGCGTAGGCGGCATGGAACTCTGGCGAGCCCTCCGGCCCTGGCAGGCGCACCTTCGGCTCCCCGGGCCGGCGGAAGTAGAGCCGCACGTTCCCGCGCCGATCGGTGTCCCGCGTCACGAAGCGGTACGTGCGTCCCACGGGTTTACCTCTTCCGCATCACCCTCGCTCGGGATGCGCATAAACGCGTCCTCGAGCTCGGTGCGCACCCATCGCTTCAGCTTGCCGTCACCGCGGGCCTTAGGCATCAGCCCGCGCTTCACCCACCCGTCGAATGTCGTCGGGCTGACGCTCAGATGGCGCGCCGCCTCCTCTCGGTTCATCCCAAAAGGAGGATATGCTCGGCTGTCGGCGCCCCGGCTCATTTCCGCCGCCCCCCGCCCGACCGATCAGGAAAGCCGTGGGCGTAATGCTCCAGGTTGTGACCGATGATCGTGTTGAGCGACGCACTGATCACGATGTCGATTTCGACGACAATGTATGCGTAGGCGGCATGCATTCGCTGGAGGTATTCGCGGGAGCCGCCCTCCAATACATAGAAGCTGAACGTCCCGTCCTCACTCTGCTCAACGATCGCGCGATGCAAAACATCGATTTCATCGAACCGCGTGATGAAGGAGGGAACGCCTCTCTCACCCTCGGCGAGCTTGAAGCGGCCGAGGAAGCTGTCGATCTGCCCCTCGACCTCCTGCGCAATCGCGGCGGCCGCTGCCGGCGGAAGCCCGACCTTCGTCAGGGAAAGCAACGATCGCAAGAGGACGACGGAAGCCGGTGTCCAGTAGAGTCGCCCCCGCTTTCCCGGACGCTCCATGTCGGTCCTGATGACGCCGCGCCCGATCCAGTTGTCGAGGGTTTTCGACGTCAGGCCGGGGACCATCTCGAGGATGTCGGCCTGCGTGTAGAGGGGCGTGCGGAGGTCTGGGATTGGCGTCATGCACATACCTTCGCATGACGGTGTCGCAGTAGCAACCGCTCACCCTCGCACGAGGGTTCGGCCTGTTGAAAACAGGACGGATCGGCGCGAGTGACGCCCCCAGATTTGGGGGCGTCTACGTGGACGCCGAAGGAGAAGGCTGTGGTTTTCGCCGAGCTTTGCGAGAACCAATCAGGCGGCACCGAGGCGCGCGGTGCGGTGCGCCCGCGATCAGCGAGGCGCCTGCGCAATGAGCTTGTGGAGCGCGTTCATGCAGGGCTATGGTCCCGGCAAGAGCATTCCTGAGAGGTCGTCACCTCAGCCCGGTTGCCGCTCCCCCGCGGCGCCGGGCTTTCTGTTCAGTGCATATCGTCGGAGGCCGCCGGCGCCGGCGCGGCGCTCACGATCCAACGTCACCGGAGGTCCGGCCGTCAGCGAGCGCCCGAAGCTCCTCCGTCCGGTTCTGCGCCTTGTAGACGAGCGCCTCGAACGTCTCGAGCTTGTCCTCGAGGTCGCTGACGAGGATGGCGAGCGCGGCGTCGGTCTTGCTCACCTTCAGAACCTCGGACGTCACAGCGAGGTAGAGCCCGGCGGCGCGGGACTGGATGAGGTCTAGCTCGCTCAGCACGTCGTCGATTGCCATGTCGGCCTCCTTGGCCTTCGCGGCGACGGCCTTCCAGTCGTGCTCGGCGGCCGGCTGAGGCGCCCGTCGGGCTTCCATCGCGGCCTCCATCACCCGTACGGCGAACTGATCGAGGTCGCGGCGGGTGAGCGGGGTGGGGGTGACGGAAGTGGTGTCGTTCATCTCTCATCGCTCCTCAATTGAGTTTCTACATGCATAGAAACACCAGCCGTTAAGCATGTCAATATCGACGTGCTTACCTACTGCCGTAGAAAATGATACGTCAGTGGTCGATCAGACAGCGAGGATTCGATGGGAAGGCCGCCGGTGCCGATGCACCTGAAGCGAGACAAGCGCCTGGTGGTAATGCTCACCGAGGCAGAGCTTGAAGCATATAGCGAGGCCGCGAAGATCGCGGGCGCCGCGACGTTGAGCGATTGGGTTCGCGACCTTCTTGGCCAAGCCGCGCAGAAGCTTCTTCGGCGGAGAATGGAGCCATGACCACCATCCGCTCTGCCCTCGAGGCGGCCGGCGTGGAGTTCATCCCTGAGAACGGCGGGGGGCCGGGGGTGCGGCTGGCGAAGCCTCTCGTGTAACTCACGCCCGGATGGTGTGCGACGCCTCGACGATCAAGCGACGATCCGCGGCACCCCATGCGGCATGTGGCTGCTGCGGATTGCGTGGTCGCGCTTCTGTTGGCGCTCCTCGATTGACAGTCTGGGCAACGTCTGAAGCGCTCGGCCGGTGATCTCGTAGTCTCCACACCGACGGCATGAGATCCGCTCACCGTCAAAATAGGACGGGAGGCGGAGCGCGTCCGTGCACTCGCAGAGGTGGCAGGTTGCCTGCATGGCCAGCGGCATGATGCGAATCCTCAATTGACTCACTCGCATCCGCTCCAAATGAGGCTACGCCGCACGACGTCCAGATTGATCAGCCCGATGAAAATCCTAGGCTGGATTGCACGAGCCCTAATGTGATCCGTGGCACGGACCGCCCCGGGTCAGCTGTGCGCGCCGCCTGCAGGATTTTTCGTCTCAGGTCGACGCTCATGTCGGCGAGGTCGGAAAGAGCTATTCCCGAGACTTCGAACTGGCCGCAATCGCGGCATTCGTAGCGGCTGCCTTTCAACGATAGGAAATGGAGCACCGCGTCGAGCCGACCGCATACGAGACAGGCAACCCCATGTCCGTTTTCCATCGCCAGCACCGTTGAAGGGCACTCTTCCGAAAGGTGTAGCGTAACCGCGTTTCTTCGCAAGCTCAGATCCCGTCACCTCAGTGTAACAACGTTGGAAGCGTAGCTGCTTGGTTCATGCATGGGGTGCGGCGCGCGTCCGGAGCTCGCCAGCCTGTCCGCTGGGGCACGCTCCGCGTCACTGCTCTTCACGCTCAAATGGAAGTGTCGCGCCAGGCGCTTACTCTAAGACAAACGGATCTCCATCGGGCGGAGCTCTGCGCATGCGCGTTCTCATTGCCGAAGACGAGTACCTCCTCGCGTCTGACCTCGCAGCGATGCTGGCCGAGTACGGGCACGTCGTCACCGCGGTTCCGAGTGCGACCGCTGCCATTTCCGCAGCCACGAAGGTGCCGCTCGATCTCGCTATTCTCGACGTGCAGCTTGGTCCGGGCAGTCTGGACGGGCTGGCTGTCGCCCGACGTCTCGGATCGATCGGCGTGCCGGTCGTCTTCTTCAGCGGTGTGGATCTCGACGAGGATTCAGTCCGATCCTTGGCGGTCGGGCATGTGCCAAAATGCTTCGGCTGCCGTGCGGTAGCGGATGTCGTTTGCTGGTTTGACGAACGGATGAGCGGCGGCAGGCCGCCGGTGCCAAGCTGCCTTGTATACGGGCCGGTATGGTAGTTTGCGGCGCGCGGGTGCGGCGCCGAGCGCGCAATCAGACGAGGCACGCGCACCTGAGGTTCAACTCCACTGCATGCGCGGACCACGCAGCGCCGCCTGAGCCAGCCGGCTAGAGGCCGCCGCGAGTTCAACCCGCGGCGACGTTGCTTCAGACAAATATGCTGCCGTCGAGGTCAGCAGCCGTCGTATTGAGCACCGTGACCGAACCGGTATCACCGGCGAAGGTCAGGACCACGCTGTCGGCCCCGTCCGTCAGCGTAACGTCGTCTTCGTCGACACCGAAAATCCGTATCGCATCGACGTCTGACTCGAGGTCGCGAATCACGTCGTCACCCCCGCCCCGTTCCCAGACGAATACGTCCGCACCAGTATCGCCGCGCAAGACGTCATCGCCGAGGCCGCCGGTGAGGAAGTCGTTGCCGGTGCCACCGATCATATTGTCCGCACCGTTGCCGCCGATCAGCTTGTCATCGCCATCGTTGCCGAGGAGGATGTCGTCTCCGCCCTGGCCGAAAAGGACATCGTCGTCGAGCCCGCCGACCAGTTTGTCTAAGCCGCGCCCACCGTAAAGGAAGTCGTTGCCGGTGGATCCGAGAAGGACGTCGTCACCGTCCCGGCCCGCGATTACGTCAGCGCCCGAGCCACCGACCGCGAAATCGTCCCCGCCCTCGCCGCTGATGAAGTCGTCGCCGTCGCGGCCAATCAGTGTGTCGCTCGTGGACTGGCCGACAAGGTCGTTTGCGTCACCGTTGCCGACGATCCTCAAGCCGAACGCGTCGCGGCCCGTCTCGACGAGATTTAACGCAGCCCTCTTCGAAGCCGCCTCGATCTCGCCGACAACCGCCGGAAGGATGAAGGTGTAGCCGTTGCTGCCGCCGTCAACCTCGCCGGGCGTTCCCTCGCCGGCCCCGTCCGGGACGACTGCGCCGTGCAGAACCACCTCACGCAGCGTCAGGTCGGCGATGTCTGCGGCGTCGAAGTCGCCGGCGAAGGTGGCGGAATCGGTGAGGTCGTAGGTTGCGAAGAATAGGACGTTACCGTCCGCGTCGGCCATCGGATCGTTCCCCATCGCGTCCACGAAAGGGAGGATAACGGGGCCGTAGGAGGGCACCCCCTCAAGGAGCTCTACGAAGCCGTCGCCGTCGGCGTCATTCGCGATGGTCGGCGAGGTGGCGTTCGTCGGATTGCCCATCTCGTCGAAGGTGCCATGGATGTGGCCGAGGTGGACCTCGCCAGGCGTGAGACCAGTCGCGGCAACGGCTACGGTGAGCGTGTCGCCGGTGCGGATCAGCGTGACGGTTCCGCTCCCACCGGAGCTGTTCAGCGCCTTCAGGTCAACGGTGAAGACGGAGTCGGCACCATTGATGGCGGCTTCGAGGTTGTCGAAGAAGAGGTGAGCCATGGCGTTCCTTCCTGTGCCGAACAGCACGGTTCATGCTGTCCTTTGAACGGAGCTACGGCGCGTCCTGCTTTTTGGATTAAGCGACGTCAGGAGATTATGCGCTGCCGGTCGCCCCTCGCCCCGGAACGGCGGCTCGACTAATAGCACTCCCTCCAGGGCTGCAACGGGAAGTCGGCCGCGACTATCAGGCCGACGACGTTCTCAGCTGTGCGGGGCTGCGGCCGCCAGATAGGCACCTCTGATGGGGGCGAGCGTCCGGTCCCATGCTCCCGTCCGCCGAGGCCGCGCCGCGCGCCCGCTGCCCCGGCGTCCAGTCCGGGGCAGACCTCAGAAGCGCCGTCGCTCCATCGGTGCCGAGCCGGACACGACGCCGTTGGTGAGTTGCGTCACCTCGTGCGCCACGCGGGCCGGCAGCTCGGCCGCCACCGACTGCCAGGCCGCGAGCGTCGCGCCCTTCACCATCTCCTTCGGCACCGAGGGGCCGTAGAGCTTCTCGATCGGAAGGCTCTCCGCGCCGATGCGCTTGTAGACGTGCCCGCCGCCGACAGGCTTCCCGCTGTTCCACCGGCCGGCGTAGATGAAGGCGCTCTCAAAAAGCTGGCGCTCACCCCACGGGCTCGCCCGGACGCCCTTCGGCCCCTGCACCGCACGGAATGCGCGGAGCGGCACCTCGCTGCCGGTGGACACGATCCTGTAGGCGAGCGAGCCATAGTTGGCGCGGACCACCCGGTAGGCGCCGTACTTCACCACGTCTTTCTGGCTGAGACCGGTCTGAGCCGAGAGCTCGCGCTTGACCAGCGTTCGCGCCTTGTCGCCGACCTTGTTCAGTGCGCGCCGGTAGGCGTCGTGCGCCTCGCTCGAGGATAGAGCGTTCGTAGCCTTGATCATTTTCTGGAGGCCGTCGCCTCGCCACTCCGCTACAATCGTCGTCATCCTGATGCTCCTACTGCGCCGGCCGATCCTGCAGGTTCGTGGCACGGCTGCGGGCGAGCGCGCCTGCGAGGCTGTTGCCAACCTGGTTGGTGAGGGTGAGGAGCCCCGGCAGGCCCGTCTTCAGCTGGTTCATGAGGCCGACTGCACGCTCTAGGCTGGCAAGGTCGAGGTTCACGGTACCCCTGATGTTCGCTCTCTCTGCGACCTCGGCTAGCTTCGCGTTGGCGTCGGCTGTTGCCGTGGTGGCGTCGGTGGCGAACTGATCGAAGGCGCCGTCAAGCCTCATGTTGACGTCCGGCGCTGCGGGCGCTGGTGGGGCCGCCCGGCTGTTCAGCGCCTCCTCGAGCTGCCGGAGAATCGCGTCTCCGTCCGGAACGCCCGACGGCGCGCCCTCCTGCTGCGGCAGCGTGCCGAGGGGGTTCGGCGCCGGCCCAGCGGGCTTGCCACTGGTGTCGAGCTCCGGGCGAGTCAGCACGCCCTGCCGCTCCAGCGCTGAGCCGAAGCCGTCCGCGATGCGATAGCCGATCTCGGCAAGGTCCTTCGCCAGGAACGCCAGGCCGGCCCAGCCGGCGCCACGCGCCGCCGCGCCCGCCGCGGAGCCGATCCCCGGCTTCGCCTTCGACGCCGGTGCCTCCGCCGTTGGGCTGGCCTTCGCACCCTTGCCCGTGCCCGCCGCAGCGGCGCCTGCAGCCGCTCCTGCAGCGCCCGCGCCGAAGATGCGACCGACGCCCCGGCCGGCCGACGCTACGGCCCTCAGTGCCCGCGCGATGCCCCACAGCGTGATGGCGGTCGCGCCGAGCACCCACGGGTCCGATAGAGCCTTGACGATTTTCTGCAGCCCTTCGCCGACAGATCCCGCCGATCGAATCGCTTCCACAAGCTCGGCGATTGCGGCGCCCGCAGCCATCAGCCTGCCGGGCCAGGACAGGAGAAGCGCGAGCCCGATCCTTCCGAGGCCGGCCGCGATCTTCGTGAGCGCCGACACGCCGAGCGCGACCGCGACGGACCCGGCTAGGCCGAGCGAGTCCATGAGAGACCGGAGCCCCTCGCCGAGATCGCGCATCCCGGAGAGGTCGAAGCGGCCGAGCGCGCCGAGCCCCTCGCCGATCTTTCGGAACTCCTCGCCGAGGCGCGCCATGCGGCTTCGGCTCTCCTCCAGAAGCTGCCGCCGCTCGTCCAGGGCGAGGTCGTCGGGGAGCGCGCCGCTGCCGAAGATGAACTCCTCCAGGCTGGCGAACTCCCGCTTCAGCCCGGCGAAGATCCCGGTCCCGCCACCGCCGAGCCCCTCGAGGAGCGAATCGTACCCGCGGCGAATGCGGGAGAACACGTTGTCCGTCGTTTCCGTGAGAGAGCCGATGAGCGTTGCCAGCCGGTCGGCGCCTCGGCCGACGTCGCCGGACACGACGTCGCCGATCGCGATCCCGACAGCGCGAATGTTGTTGCTGAGGCGCTCGAGGCTGTTGGCGGCCGTCTGCGACCGGGTGGCGTACTCCTTGGCAACCGATCCCGCGCGCGCCTGTTCGTCCGCCATCAGCCGGAATGCCTCGGCGAGCACTTCCGGCCGGAGCTTGCTGAAGTCGTCGGAGAAGTCGGCGCCGACCAGGTCCGCCCACACGCCTGCGGCCGCGTCCTTGTCGAGCTTCGCGATCGCGGTGAACATCTTCTGCATCGCGTCGGGACCGCTCTTGTCCCGCAGCTTCCGCCACTCGCCGAAGCTCCAGCCCATCGTCCGAAAGGCGCGTTCGATCTTCGGGCCGCCGGTCGCGAGTTTCGTCGACAGGGCGGAGACGCCGCGCGCCGCGGTCTCCGCGACAATGCCGGACGCGGTGGTCGCGCCGCCGAGCGCCTGGAGCTCCGCCACGGTGAGGTTCAGCGCCTTCGCAGCGCCGGCCGCCCGGTTCGTGAAGTCGAGGACGTTGGCGGCCGTGGTTGCCATGTTGTTGCTGAGGTGGTTCGCCCCGTCTGCGAGGTCCTCAATCCCGCGCTGGTTCAGCTGGAAGACGTTCGCGAGTTTCGCGTACGTGTCGCCGATCTCGCCGGCAGAGATGCCGAGCGCCACGGAGGACTTGGCGGCGAAGCGCGTGAAGCGGTCGAGGTCGCGGACGGCGATGCCGCCCTGTGCCGCGTTCGCCTGGATCTCAGCGAGCCCCTCGACGGAGACCGGGATCTCCTTCGACATGCCGATGAGGCCGGCCCGCAGCCGCGCCAGACCCGCCTCGTTGGTGTTGACCACTTTCGCGACGTCGGCGAAGGCGGACTCGAATGCCATGCTGGCGCCGATGGTGCCGCGGATGCCTGCGGTGAGCGTCGCGTACCCCGCGTAAGCGCCGACCAGGCCGCGGAGGCTTCCTCCGGGAATGAGCCCGGCGGCGAGCTGCTGGTTGCGCGCGTGGAAGCGCTCGAGACCGGCGTTGAGCCGCTTCATCGGACCGGTGATCCGGTCCGTGAGCGTCATCAGAAGGTCGGACCGTTGCGTCGCCATCAGCGCCGGGCTCCACCGTGCGTTTGCTTCAGGAGCCGGACGGCAGCCTCGCCCCAAGCGATGGCTTCGTCCGGCAGCATCTTCAGGACCTCGGGAAGCGGGGTCGCGAAGGTGTGCGCGATCAGGCCGGCGAGGTCGCGCCAGCCTCCTCCTCCACGTTTCCCAGGTGGGTTGCCGCCTCCACCTGGATGCGCCGGAGGTCCGTCGCGCGCAGCTTCACCAGTGAGTCCTCCGGAACGCCGCTGAGGCGGCTGAGGAGCCGCACGAAGCGAATCATCGGCGACCCGGCGACGCCCTCGAGCGCGACAAGGTCGGCGAGGTCCGCCTCGCGGATCGTCAGCGCGTCGACGGTGGCTTCGCCGACGGTGAGCGGGGAGGTGAGCGGGATCGTGACGGGAGCGACGGCGACCATGCTTAGCCCTCCCGCGTGCAATTGATTGCAGCCGCGAGGCCGGCGAGGCGGCGATGGTTCGCGGCTAGCTCAGCCATGACCGGGGTCGGCCGGAGCGCAGCGCCGAGGCGGCCGGTGCGGGCGATGATGTCGGCGAGCGGCTTGCCCGCGCCCTCGACCACCGCGGCGAGGCGCAGGCACGGCCCGACCGCGGCGCGCCAGGTGTCGCCGTCATGTGAGATGAGGCGGCCGAGGTGTTCGGCGATCAGCCGGCCGTGAGGCAGCGGCACGGCGGCAGGGTCGGCCTGTTTCGGAAGTGTTTCGTGCATGTCTGGTGCTCTCTGGACGACTTCAGCACCGACATTCTACAGCGCAAGAGCCACAATTTCTTGCGCTATGTGCGCGAAGACAGCCCATGTGCTGACAAGAAACTCACACTCTTGCCAATTCGGGCTCAGATGCCTCCTCAGCAGTTGCTGCGGAAGTGAGCGACGGCCGCTCGCCCCTCTTCCGTGAGGTCGAACCGGTCGCCGTCGACAGCGAGCCCCCGTACAGCGAGCGCCGCGCGCGTCATCCGCGGCGTCCAGCTCGGCAAAACCAGGCGCCCGCCCTCGCCTGGCACCGCACGGCGCAACGTCTCCACCATGGTTTCGGTGAGCCGCAAGCGGCGCTCCAGCGGCTTCTCGGGCGCGGGCGGACGGGGATCGGGGATGTCACGCCGATAGTGCGGTCGGCCGGGATCGAACATCTTCGCCAGCTCTTCGCCGAGAATGGCCGCGATGGCATGCCGGGGCGGGACTGCCGCGCGGCCCCGCTTGGTTGCCCCATGGAGCTCGAGGAGGTCGATCCGGTCGAACAGCTCGAGCCACACCGAAGCATCGCTCTGCCACCAGTCCGCGCGCGCCTGCAGCACGTCGGAGACGGCAAGGAGCACCGGCTTGACCAGCGCGAGCCGGTTGTTCTCGCTCTCCAGGATGACGGTGAGGACGTCGCGCAGGTGGTCCGGCCCGATGCGGTAGAGCCGCGCGAGCGTCGCAGCGGCCTTCGTCTGGCGCGGGCCGATGGAAGGCCCGTTGCACGGCAGGATCTTCACGCCGAACTCGCGGAGGATCGCGGCGAGCGTCTCGTGCTTCACGGGCGCGGCCGGGCGGGTTGTGACGGTCTCGGCGAGCGCGGCGTCCATGAGCACCTCCGGTCGGGGAGGACTCCTCTATGCCCGACCCTGCGGTGCTTGGCTACCGCCGCGACGGCTGTGGGAAAATGAAGACCTGCGGCGTTGCTGGAGAGTTTGCGACGCTTTGCATCGGCGGGATAATAGGGATTGTGAACCGAATACGGCTGGCGGTCGTCGCTTCGCGCTTCATCTCACCGCCGATGTTGATGGCGAGCACCTTGATCCCCGCCTCCGCACCTCCCCTTGTTCCGACCGTCACCGCTACGTCAAATTCGACCGGCTGGCAGTTGGTCTCAGAGATATTGCCCTCGAAGAACTCGTGAAAGAGCGGATTGATGACGCCGGAACCAGCGCTTTCGAGCCGCTGGCGGATCGCGTCTTCAACGCCTGCATGAATCTGCACCAGTGTCTCGGTGATGAACTGCTGTAGTTCCATGCCTTCGACTTTCTCGCTCGGCGCACTCGTCCCGTCTCGCTCGCCGACGATCTCAGAACCTCGATTGCTGGGCCTCCTGAACCAATCGAACATCATCACCGCTGAATCCAAGCCGACCGCACCACCTGCCCCACCCGTCGCACCGTCGGCACCGCCACCGTCCGCAGCTCCTCAGCGCACGCCGCGAGCTCCACCATCAATACCTGCCGCGCCACCATCGCGTACACGGTGCAGTCGCGCGGCTCCGGGTCCGTCCCCGCTTTCCGCATCCCGCCGTCTCTCGGGAAGGCGAAAAGGCCCGCAGCTCCGGCTTCACCCGGTCGGCGGAGATGCCGAAGAGGAAGCCGTTGAGGTAACGGAGGGGAAGGAGGGTGACATCGCGACCTTGGTTGCCGACCTGCATTCGCGTTACACGAACGCAGCCTGACAGCACCGGGTCACACTGGACGCGCTCGAACTGCGCCCGCCAGTCGAGCTCCATGCCCTCGATGATCGGCTTCAGCGCGACGTGGGGCTTCTCGGCGCAGCGCGGCTCCCGCGTGCCCCCCCTGCATCACTCGTCTCGCCCCGTGCGCAGCCGATGGATCGCGCGATCGCAAGCGGCCGTGAGCCGCTCAACATTCGACGCCACAATCGCCGCGACGCGGGCCCGCTCCGCCGGTTCGTCCGTCAGCTGGGCCGGCAAGCCTCTCAGGCTCTCGCTGAAGAGGTCGCGATAGAGCTCGAAGCAAGCGACTGCCTCGCGGATGTCCATCAGCTTTTCGTCCCGCGCCGCGATGCGTGCCTCGACCTCCGCGATCTTCGCCTCAACGAGTCGATTCTCCCCGGGTGACGAGCGTCTGGCGGCACGTTCCTCCTGAAAGCGGACGTACCGCTCGAAGGTGTCGGCCATGTCGAACCTGCCGCGCTCGAGCTTCCTGACGTGGCCGGCCCTCTCGAGTTGCGTGAGCCGCTGGACGGTGATCCCGAGACATTGGGCCATCGTTGTCGAAGACACCGTGATCGCTTCGGTCATGAAAATGAAACTCCGATTCCGAGGACCAGAAAAATGCGCGAATGGTGGGCGGCGGCGCCCCCGCAGAGGATTGCCCAGGGGGAGGACCCGAGGCCGGGGGGCGCCGTAGGCGGTCCGGCGGGCACAGGCGGCCCGTGGTGCGCGACGGCGGGGTCGGGCGGGGCTTTTGCCGCGGCAGGCGCCCTCGCGTCTGTGTGGGCTCCTGTGCGCCCCGACGGTGAGGTTGCCGCCTGCTGCCCCGAGGATCGGGCAGCTTCCCCCGCGCAGGCGGCCGGGCGGCGCGGCCGGTCTCGTCATCGGCGACTTGGCGCCGGGGCGGCGCGAAGGAAGGCGGCGCGCTTCTCAGCCCGGGCGATCGCCTTTTTCAAGCCGTCGACGCGGGCCTCCGCCGTATCCATCTCCTCGGGCGTGGGCTGCGGTGCGCGTCCGTTTCGTCCGTCGAACCACGCTTCGTCCAATGCGTCCGCCCGCTCTTCCGCCGCGAGAAGCGCGAGGCGAAGGTCGACAAGCTCAACGTCGACTGCCTCGCGGGTCAGCGGGACGAATGCAGCCGACCTGCCACCGAGGGTGCGTACGGGTGGCATCGATCGGAAGGCAGCGCTGGGGTCGGCCGGCACGGCGACCAGGCTGACCTCGAGGAGCGTCCAGCGTGTGACCTCGTATCGATCGAGCTCATCCTCATCGCGCTTCTGGAGCAGCCGTGCCGAGTGGATCGAGTAGCCGACGCTCAGCGACGTCAGGAGGCCTGCGGCAACGTCGCGCTCGGCGATGCGGCCGGCGTCGCTTTCGGCGAACACGATGCGGCCGAAGAGCTCGCCGCCTTCGATCCAAGCCTCCGTCACGCTGCCGAGGACGTTGGCGATGTCTCCCGCCTGGTGGCTGTTGAGGAGCTTAACAGCGCGCTGCGCGATGCGGCTGAGGTCGACGGACTCCGGTCGGATGGCGAGAATCTCGACGAAGTCGCGCCGCGGGACCGGGAACGTGGTTGCCATGACGGCCGTCACGCTTCTCGTCTGCGGATCGTACGTGCTCGGCCGGGCGAGCTGCCCCGGCGCGAGGCGAGTCATGCGAGCGCCTGGCTTCGAGGGCTGCCGGCGAGTGGCAAGGGTGCTCATGCGACGGCTCTCTCGTCAGTCGGCTCCCACAGCGGCAGGAGCGCCAGCATGTCAGGGAAGGCGAAGCCGCGGCTGGCGGGTTCGAGCCCGAGCTCCGCGGCGAGGAAGGCGACGCGGGCGCCGTCGATTTCGTCAACGGTCAGCAGGTCGAGCGCAATCGCTCGGATAAGAGCCGCGGCGTCGGAGACGAGCGCGTCGGCCTCGAGGTCTACCCACCGGCGGAAGCACGGGAGATCCTCTTCGTGTTCGAGGAGGATCCCGCCCATGTTGCCGATGTCGATATCGTCGATTGCGGCCGAGGTCTGCCGGTGCGCGCGAGGGTTGGCCAGCATCCGCTCCCCGGCGAAGCCGGCACCGGTCATCACCGCGTGGCGAAGGAGTCGGTCGCGAGCAACGGCGAACCCGCACGACCTGTCTGTTCTGCGGAGCGCTGAACAAGATCCGGCGGTGTCGAAGATGCGATTCCCGCGCCGCGCCTTGCCCGGCCGGACTTCGACCTGGTCGACCCCGCCGAGCAGGACGAGCGCGCCCGCGGCGTGGGCTCCCTCATGAACAGCGGTCGCGATGCGCTCGTCTGATAGCGCGATGCCGGCTGTCACTGTGCCGCCCTCTCGGCTGCGAACCGCGCCGCCTCTTCGAGGAGCTCCGCCTCTGGCAGGAGCGTGTTGTTGAGCCCCTGGAACCGCTGCCGGAGATCCCGTACGCCGTTCGCCCGCTCGGCCGCGAGGGCCTCGGCGTGCGCGAGGACGTCCGCGGCGCCGAACGCCGGATCCGCGCTGACGACGTGCGAGGCACCCGCGCCGCGCCAATAATCCGGCTCGCCGTAGTCGAGGCCTGGAAGACGCACGCCGACGGCGAGCGGATCGACAGGCCCGGCGGGCAGCGCCGGCAGGAACGTCTGCACTCGCCTGCGGCGCTTCACGACGATGAACTCGCGCGTCGCGCCGCCGCGATCGTAGCGACGCTCGAGAGACCCGATCCGCGCGCCGGGGTGGCGCGGCTTGATCTCGCGGACGAGGTAATGCTCGACCGGGCCATCCAGCGTCTGCCCCGGAGCGTAGTGCCATTCGGACTCGACACGTTCGTCGAGCGCTTGAGCCGGGAGCGGCGCGCCGAACCGGATCGTGGCCTCCGGCGACTGGATCGGCGCCGCGCCGGCGGGCAGGTCCTCGTTCGCATCTAGCACCTTGAGCTCGGCGCGGGCGAGGTCGCTGAGGAGGTCGACGATTTCTCGGGCGAGACGAGGATAGTCGCGCTCGAGACGGCGCGTCGCCTTCGCCTGTGCCGCTGCGGCAGCGTCATACGCCTGTCGGCGATCCTCCTCGGCCTCGACCTCGCACTCGGCTTCGAAGCGAGCCCGCAAAGCCACCGTCAACGCCTCAGCCCGGTCGACCGCTACCTCGGCGTCCGTCACCGCCTGGCGCGCCCGCGCTGTCTCGGCCGGGTCGACGGCGAGGAGCGAGCCAGCGTAGGCGCGTTTCGCCTCCTCGAGATCGGTGCGTGCCGTCTCGGCGGCTTCCTCGGCCTTCGTCAGCTCGGCCCGGACGCCTGCACTCGACGCCGGCGCCGCCGCGCGGCCAAGGATCCTGTCGACGATGCTCAACCCACCCTCCTCGTGAGAACGGAACGATGCTGCCGGACACACGCCGGTCGGGCGAGAGCTCGGGCAGAAATGGGCAGAGCGCGCTGCCCAACTGCCTACTCGCCAGCGAGGTCGTCGCGAATTTGCCTGGTGGAGAGAGGCCGGCACCCGCCGGCGGCGAGCTCGGCGAAGGTTGTCTCTCGGGAGCCAGCAGCGGGCGGCGCGTTGCGACGTGCGGCGGCGAAGGCTGACCAGTCCGCCGCGATCGCAATCGCCGCGCCGGAGCGTGACATGAAACGGTAGTGCCTGGTCCAGAGCTCGCGAAGGATGCGCCGCCGCCAGCGAATCGGGTCGGCCTCGCGGGCGGCCCCGGCCTCGCGCCGAAGTTCAGCGATTTCCGCGTCATGCCCGTTAACCCGAGCTTCGAGCCGCTTCAAACGGGCGAGGACGGTGGCGAAGTCAGCGTCCATCGCGGCCCTCCAGCGCGGCGGCGAAGCGGCGGAGCTCGTGGACGATCTCGCTCTTGTCGGCATGGAAGGCAAAGGGATCGCGGTGAGAGGGCGCCAGGCGCTCGATGCGGGCGGCGAGGTCGTGGAGCTGCGCCAGTGCTGCTCCAGTTCGGTTCTCCACTGCCCAGCGGTCTGCGCCAGTTGTCCCCACCCCTAAAGGGGTGGGGGGACAACCGGTGGCGCACCCAGACCGCGCCACTTGCGCCAGTCGTGCGCCAGTCTGAAGAGCGGAACTGGCGCACCTCATTTCCCCACCTCCATCACTTCGCTGGCGACGACGAACCGGCGCAGTTTTCGCTCCGCGTCCCTTTCCTCAACCACTTTCAGCGCGCCCGATCGGATCCAGGCCTTAAGCGAGCTCACGACCCGCTTCCGGTCCTTCGGGTCGTCGAGGTCGGCCTCGAGCACCTCTGCGATCGGGTGTCCGATCCAGTCGGCCGACTGCGGCGCCTCGCGGTAGCGGCCGACGCGGACCCGGCGAACGACTTCATCCAGGTGCTCGACTGTCACGCCCTTCATTGCGTCGGGCAGCTGCCAACGCTCCACCACGCCCACGTTGTCGCCGTTGGCGAGCTGCACCGATCGGTGCGCAAACCACTCGGACGCCTCTGCCGGAGGCGCGTAGTTCGTCTTCGCGTCAGTGACGCGGAAGTAGCGCCAATTGTCCTGCAGGCCGAGTCCTTGGGCCTCCTCTCTGGACATCGGGTTGAGCGCTCGTGCCACACGGGCGCCGTCGACCAGCGCCTTCGCTCCCCGTGAGCTCTCGGCCGACACCTCGGCGCCGTGGAGCTTGTGGGTGTGGTGGACGAGGTGAACGGCGCAACCTGCAGCGTTCGCGATCCTCGCCCACTCCTTCACGACCATGTCGATCGCGCCGTTGTCGTTCTCGCTGACGCTGTGAGACGACACGAACGGGTCGACGATGAGGATGTCGATCCGCTTGCGCCGGAGTTCGGCCAGGACGGCCTCTGCCATCGGGCGGCGAATTACCGCCCCCTGCGGGGTCGTCTCCGCGAGGCAGAGCGGGGAGTCGAACCCGGTGTTGACGAAGAGGCCCTTGAGGTCGCCGTCGATCTCGTGGTGCTCACAGGCCGCCGCTATGCGTCGGTCCAGCTCGTGTTGATCCTCCTCGAGGTTCCACAGCCAGACGCGGCTCCGGCTCGGCACCGTCTCATGGAGGAGCGGACGCCCGATCACGAGGGACAGAGCATCCGCAATGGTCAGGGCTGTCTTTCCGACCCCGCCGGGCGCAACTGTCAGCGTGACCTTGCCGCGGAGGAGGCTGCGGCCGTAGAGCCAGTCGCGGGCCGGGATGGCGGCCGGGTCCTTGCGTTGATACGCGTGGGCTTGGACCGGCTCGTGGTCCTCCCTGGCGCCGAGCGGGATCGTGCGGGGCGCCGGCGGCTCCGCGACGTTCGGCGTCTGGGCGAGGATTGCCGCGGCGCGCTCGGCCTCGATCCGGACCTCGTCAACCTCCCGGTGGAAAGAATCGCCGGCGAGGGCGGTGTAGAGGTCCGCCGGCATGCCGAACGGGTTGCCCTCAACTCTGAGGCCATCTCCATCGACCGGGTTTTCGCCAATGTCGGGGAAAACCTCCTCTGCAGCCGAACAGGCGACCACCGATCGCTTCTCGCCTGCCGCCTCCAGCCGCTCGCGGGCGAACCGCTTCGCCACGCTATAGGGAACGCCCTTCGGCACCTCCAGTCGGATCGTCTTGCCGCCGGCGCCTTCGAATCGGGCCCGGAGCTCGGCCCCGCCATGGATAGTCGGAAGCCGCCAGCGAACAGCATCCCCGTCGACGCATCCCCCAAGGATAGGAGCTAGCGCCTCAGGCGTCGGATGTCCGTTGAGCGCGCCCATGTCAGGCCTCCCCTGGATGGGAAGCGAGGCGGGCTTCGCGATCGGCGACCCCCTCGAGCTGGAGGCCGGCCCACCAGGCGAGCGGCATCGGTCGGAACACACGGCGGCCGGCGCGGTAGCAGACGCATTGGCGCGAAGGTGAGACGCCCGCGGCGATGAGCTGCCGGGCGAGGCAAACGACGATGCCCCTGCCCTTGCGTTGGACCTGGAGAGCGCCATGCGAGGCGACCTGCCACAGCTCGCCGCGCGCGATGCGGTCGCCGAGCTTCACCACAACGGGCGTCTCGTCAGCGCGGCGCCAGACGGAAAGCGCGTTAACGGCCGGAGCCGTTGCGTCACCACCGCGCGTGCCGTACTCTCCCACCAT